TACAGGGAGGCCCTAAACGAGTGGACGGTAATAATTCGTTGCGAGGAAGACATTGATGAGTTCTTCGACTTTGTTGAAGAAGAAGAGGGTAGCGGAAGATACAGCGCAAGAGTGGGAGCTACGGACGACTGTGTAATGACACATATGATTTGTTACTATGTAGCTACACAATTGCGTCCACGAACCAATGCACCAATTGAGGAAAAACCAGCACCAGACGTTGACTACCAAAATACGGATTTTTCATTATTTTGGGACAAGGACTCTCCCGAATATGGACAAGATCCAGGAACGCCTCGTTTTGAGGAACTATAATTATGAAAACATGTCCAGGTTGCAAGCTAGAATTGGAAAACGATAAATTTGGTATCCATAAAAATAGGTACGATGGGCTTCAGACATATTGCAAGTCTTGCAGCAAGGAAAAATATGAGGAATCGAGAAGAGTATCCAGGTTGAAGTGTTACCACAAAGACCCAGAAAAAACAAAAACCAGGAATAGGGAATGGAACAATAAAAACAAAGATAAAAGAAGGATTCAATCCAAAAGATATTACCTAAAAAACAAAGAAAAAGTACACGAATGGCACATGCAATATTCATATGGTATAACCAGGGAAAATCGAGAAGAAATATTAAAATCTCAGAACGATTCGTGTGCCATATGTGGTAAACCCGCAAACAATGTGGATGAATTCGATGTTGATCATTGTCATAATACTGGTACGGTCAGGGGTTTATTGTGTCATAAATGTAATACCGGGATAGGGTTTTTTGAAGATGACCCCGAATTATTAACAAAAGCAATACAATATTTAGTTAAACCAGATAATGACTAAAAATTGCCACTATCTGGTATTAAAAGATACAAGGAGTTTTAAATGATAAAAGAAAGAAAACCGGACATGTGCCCGAAATGTTACCTTCAGGATGGAATAGATGAGGCTCTTCAGTATAGGCTTGGTTCTACTCAACCATTAAGATGTGGCAGGGAACATGTCTACGAAGACCGTGAAGAATTAAGTAATTTAACAAGAACAATGAACGAACAAAAGAAAGCCAAGGAACCACCCAAACCACCCGCGCCACCAGTCCAACCGTTGGAAGTTGCCAAAGATATAACAGATCCCATTGATGCAGCAGGTGTTTCGGCATTAAAATTAACACCTGTTGATGTTACCCGAATGACTCAACTTATTGGACATTTTACCGATAGTTCTAGTTTGTTCGGTGCAGTGTTCGCTCTCCACCAGGCGCTTCAAGACACTAAAGAATTATTAGCTCGCGCTGAAGCTGCACAGAAGGTGCGCGGAACAGGAAGCGGACCAGGAACAGTTCGTGGAGTCGGAGGGGATGCCGTGATACAGCTTGTCATTCCGGAACGTCACGTTGAACCTATAAAGGACATTGCCGAGGCCAATGGGATGGACATTACAAGATACATGAATGCCAAGGTAGAAGATGGATTGGATTGTCAGTGGTATTATTAATTCGTATAAAATTAAAGGAGTTGTTATGAAAAGTTTCAAAGATTGGTTTAAAAAGAAGCCCCAGCCTACAGACCTTTTACTTGCATTGGAATATGAACATGAAGAACCAATGCTACCGCCTAATGTTGCAGACAGGACAATTTCCAACGAAGATCCACAGGAAGCGAAGCCATTACCCAAAAAATCCAGAAAAAAGAAAGACAAGGTATTGGAACCGGTTCCGATTATGATATTACCTACCAATGTACCAGAACCCAAATCTTATGAGATTACTCTGAGAAATTTATCTGTAAATAATACAGCAGTAAATATTACCGTACTTCCTGTTAGGGTGAAAATCCCACAACTTGTTAGGAAGGATCAGGTAATAAGACGAGGGATAGAATACGAATACGATAAAGAGTGGACTCAAGAAGAAGTGTCATTTTCCCCTAAAGATATTTCTAGTCTTGGTCCGGGAAAGTCTATTCAATTAAGCGTGGAATACAAACCGGGTGGTCCAATTGAAAGGTTCATGTTACATAAGGTATTGCATAAATCTAGTGATCCTACTACTATCAATGAACTGTTTGATGATTACACATTCACGGTAGAAATATATTTTGAGTCTATAGATGAAAGAGCTTTTAGTGTCATTCAAGAGATTATTTTTAGACCATGGAAGAATAAGATTTCTATGGGAAGGATTGAAAGAACGGAGCTTTTCTAATGCCACTATACGAATATCAATGCAAAAAATGTAGCAAGGTCTGGGAATCTTTTTCTTCAATTCCTCATGCAATAATGTTCGAAACGTGTCAGGTATGTGGTGGAGCGGGAGACAGATTGTACTCCTTAGCGAATGTGCATGTGTTTCCTGTATTTACTACAAAAAATATAATGGAAGACGGAACGCCAGTTACCGTAACAGGTTCTGGACAATTGCGCCAACTTGAGGCTGAGCACGGTGTTAAGATGGCAGATTGTGGTTCTCCTCCGCAGTCAGAAACGCCCTAGATATCTTGACATTGGGTGATAAACTAAGAGTGATGATAATCGAAAGAATATAATTATGCCAAATCTTCCTGGGTTTTATTCGTATGATTCTGCTGGAATGGAAACGAATCTTCAGTTGACCGAACACGACAAGAGTGTAGGATCGTGGTGTCAGGCGGTTTTTGAAGAAGCAAAGGACGAATTAGAAAAATACGAAGAAATCGTAATGATTGATAGAAATATCAATTATCTTATGGGAAAGCAATGGGTAGAACGAAGACCGTCATACAAATCAGCCCCAGTAGCAAACCGGTTGTGGACCAATCTAATTCAACTTGTTTCTTACCTTACAGATATTCGTCAAACGTTTGAAGTTAAGGCTAACAACAGACTTTATGATAAGCATGCTAAAATATTAAATCAGTTGATCAAAGCTTGGTTTTTTAACGAAGACATTGATATGACTATGGCTATGATCATCATCCATAGTGCTCTTACAATTGGATACGGAAGATTAACCTGGAATCCGGATTTAATGAATGGTGACGGCGAATTCGAGCTTACCGCATGTGGACCGATGGATGTGATTCCAATTAGACCTGGACATAACCTTCAGAAGGCCCTTGGGGTTATCTACAGAGTACCTAAACCATTAACCTGGTTTCAGGAGAAGTATCCTACTAAGGGTTTTGCGGTACCAATAGATAGAGAGTATTCACAATATATTAATACGGCATCATCTGGTGCCGGTCAAGGAATGTGGGGGAGGGCATGGCAAGTACTATCCCCCCAAATGCGTCGTCTCTTTGGACAATCAGCTTCGCAGTACCGCGATTCTGTTATCCCAATGGCCCTATATAGAGAGTTCTGGATTCGTGATAATCAGAAAAATACATCGGATAAATCCGTATTTGTAGGGGATATAGATAAAGGATACGGGTACGTTGTCCAATCAGGACAGAGATTGTATCCAAGGGGACGATTGATAACAATGGGTGGGCCGGTCGTGTTGTACGATGGCCCAAACCCGTTTTGGCATGGAGCTTTTCCTTTTGCTGCACTAAGATTGAATAGGGTTCCTTGGCAGTGGCCTGGTGTTTCTGAATTCAGGAACCAGATACCATTACAGGATGTAATGAATAACATTCTAGCTGGTATTTTAGATGCGGTTAAGAAAGCAGTAAATCCACCTCTTGTTTCTCCGGATAATGCATTCAGTTTAGCTGTTAAGAGAAATCTAGATCCTAATATGCCAGGAGCCAAAGTATTCTATAATCCAGCGGCTATTAACCCACCTCAGTATGCTCCCACTCCAGCATTACCAGGATTTGTTTTCCAGACCATGTTATACGCACAACAGGAACTGGATGCCCAATCTGGATTTATTGATTTAAGTTCCGTGAGCAGAAAGGGCATTGTACCCGCCGCAGATACACTGGAACAGATGAAAGAGGGACAACAAACACTAGTTCGATTAAAGGTAAGATACATCGAAGGATTTCTAAAGGATATAGGTAAGCAATTTATTCCTAATATTTTCCAGTTTTATGGACTAAAGAGAAGAATTCAAATGTTGGGCGAAGACGGAAAGACTTTTGAGGATTTTGATTTTGACCCCGGAACAATGGTTCCACATGGTGTACCAAAAGAAGAACATTGGAGATCGTTCCAATTTATGATTCAACCTGGATCATTGTTAAAATCCGCTCGTATTCCACAGCAAATGCTTATGCTTAATTTGAGGCGTATGGGTGATATGGATCGGGATAACATGTTGGAAGCTTTGGACCTTGGTGGTCTAAAGGAAAGTATACAGAAGAATCTTGACCAAGAAGGAAAAGAATTCTTTGTTAATATGATCAGACAAAAGATGTCTGGTGCCGGTGGGGGTGGTGCGGTATCCCCAGAAGTGCTCAAGGGCTTGGATAGTTCGCCTGCAGGTGGTGGGGCACCCACTCCTACGGTATAGGAATAATTTATGATAGAAATTAAATCAATTAAAATTAAAATCGGCGACAAAGAACTTGAGTTATCCAAAGAAGAAGCCGAGGAACTTAGAACAACGTTAGATGTAATCTTAGGTAAAAGAGAAGCCATAGTATTAACAGAAAAATACTATCCATACCCATATCCTATTCCTTATCCCTGGTATGTTGCGCCTCCGGCAATACCATATTGTCCACCTATGTATCCAGAACTTCCTGTTATTTGGTGTGTCAATGAATCGGTTTAGTGTTATTAAGATAGGGATGTAGTATGTCGGGAATAATCTTACAAGGTAAATCCTTGAAAGTCGTCAATCATGGTGGTGGTCATAAATGTAGTACGAAAAAAATAAATAAAGGAAGATACGTTACAAGGATTGGCCCAAGAGAGAAGGGTACGGATTACATTGTTTTTGAATGCCCCGGATGTGGCCAAAGAAATAAAAGATCTGCATATGAAGCGAAAGGATCTTCCGGAGAATCTATTTCCTTTAAGTGTCATAGATGTTATCGGGAAATTGAGGTTGCCCGCCCAGAATCAACAAAGATAATTTTAGGTCCGAATTCTTCAGCCAAAGAAATTGGATTGTTGGGTCCGGACGGAAAACCGATTAGGAGTTAGAGATGGCTGAAAAATGGATGCGGAAAGCATTTGGGGCACATCCGGGAAGGCTTCATCGTGCATTGGGTGTAAAAGAAGGTGAAAAGATTCCGGAGTCTAAGATGGCTTCGGCTAAAAGTAGCAAAGATCCTCATATGAGAAAGATGGTTTCTCTTGCTCGTACTGGAAAGAGATTCGCTGGTAAAAGACATAAATCTCGTGGTGGATCACGTTAACAATTTAACATTTAAATAAGGTAATAAAATCTCATGGCTAGAGTACCAAAAAGATTAGCGGGACCAGCACAGGTCTCAAACGCGGCGGCTACTAAGTATACAGTTCCTGCCCTAACCAAAACAATCCTGCGCCATATTCACGTCCAAAATCCATCGGGGTCTCCAGTAACATTCACTATGTCTATAGGGGCTGATGCGGCTGCGGCTCGTATTATTGATGCTTTCAGCATTCCAGCTGCAGCGGCTGGTGTTACGGCTTCCGTGGTGGATTGGTTTTGTTATTATGTTTTAGATGTCGCAGAAATTATTCAAGCGTTTTCTGGCACAAATAATGTCCTAACCCTTACCCTTGACGGCGACGAAATAGTTCTTGGATAGTTCTGGGAATAATATATGTCATTTTCGGTTGGTGGAGATATCGGCATTACTGCTGGTGGCGGGGCTGGTGTACCGGGACCTCCAGGACCTCCCGGACTTCAGGGTCCTGGAGGTTTACAAGGTCCTCCCGGATTTGATATTGAAGAATTTGATGAACCGATTATGGTTCCCGGTCCACCAGGTCCAAGTTTTACGTACAACAATGCCACTCCAATGCCATCTACAGTAGGTGGATGGGAAACAGGGTCTACGTTTTCAAACGATACTTTGCAACAACTGTGGGATGGATTATTGTATCCCTATCAGTATCCTTCATTTACATCATTTGTTATGGTCGGGGTTTCTAGTCCAGTGGAAGTTGGCGATACTATATCCGGAATTAAGACTTTCACTTGGGCGGATTCCAATCCGACAAATGTTCAAGTTAATAGTGTGGCAATTAGGGATACAACCGGTGCGGTTGATTTAGCTGTAGGACTTGTGGATGATGGAACGGAAAACGTAAATATTGGAGTAGTTCAAAAGATTACCGCTACAACAAATGTATGGACGATTAGAGCCACAAATACAAAAGTGCAGGTATTTAGCAAAACTCTTACGGTAGCATGGGAATGGATGTTTTATTACGGAGAATCAATAAACGCAGGACCGTTAATTGAAGCAGATATAAAAGCCCTAAGGATTGGCGTTTTAAAAGCAGCAATAGCCAGTACATATTCTTATCTTGCTGGTGGGTATAAATATTTATGCTATCCATCGGTACTTGGTACAGCTACGTTGTTTAAAGATTCGTTAACATTATTGAATGTGCCATTTGAAACTGTATATACAGTATCAGTAACCAATGTAAATGGTATTACCACCAACTATAACGTACATAGATCTACAAATATTTTGGGATCAGCAATTGATATAATAGTGAGTTAATTATGCCAGTTATACCAGGAGGGGTTCGGGTTACAGGTTTTATTTGTCCGACAGATAGTACCGATATTTACCCAACTCACGACAGTATATATGGAAAAGGGGGATGGACCGTAGCTCTTGGTACGGTTGAACGCGATGCCATTCCAGTAGATCGTAGGGAATGGGGAATGGTCGTATACCTGAGTTCAACTGGAGACGCCTATCGATTACAGGATTCCGGTGATCATAATTTATCAAATAACGGTAACTGGGTTTTATATGTAGGTTCTTCTGGTCCTCCGGGGGTCATGGGCATGCCAGGTCCTCCAGGTCTAGATGTGGATGAACCAGACGAACCAATGATGATCCCAGGTCCTTTCGGTCCTTCTGGACCACCTGGTCCAACGGGACCCACCGTGGCTCCTGGATATGTGACACAACCGTTTTTAAATCAAACATCGGTAACCGTAACTCACAATCTCGGTTCTTATCCCGAAGTTCAAATTATAGATAGCACTTTAGCGGTTTTAATTCCATTAACAATAGTTCACAATTCCATTAATGATTTCACTGTAACATTTGCTGTTTTGACCAGCGGTACTATTATTGCAACTATGGGTGCCGGACCAGGTGGCCCACGGGGTCCTACGGGTCCTCCTGGTTTAGATGCGGACGAACCAGACGAACCAATAATGATCCCAGGTCCTTCTGGTTCGGTTGGTCCCGTTGGACCAAGTGGTCCAACATGGACCCCTGCATTTCAGGATCAAGCCTACAATGCAGGAGATTTTACAGCGAACGGATTAATGACATGGACCGTTGATGCTGGAGATCTGATCTGTTTTCGTTATTTTGTTGTTGGCAAGTTACTTTGGATAAGTCTAAGCGTATCAACATCGAGTGTTGGGGGAACATTAAACACAGATCTAAAAATAAAGATTCCTGGTGGGTATACTGCCAGAAATAACTACAGTCAGTTTAGTGCTTTATGTACCGATAATGGCGTTGCGGTAATTGCTGGTGGATATGTAATTGCCGGAACAAATCAAATCGTTATAAATAAGATCCTAGCGCCCTTAAATTGGTCCGCTTCGGTGAATGCGACTTATGTAAGTTTTGTTACAACGATGGAGATTCAGTAAGGGCGAGTATGAGAATAGATTCCTACAGGACGCAACTTTTAGCTGACCGAACTTACTATGTTAGAACGGATGGCAACGATAACAATGATGGATCTGCCGATGATGTAGCACATGCTTTTTTGACTATTCAGGCTGCATATGATCATATAATAAAAATTCTGGATTTATCGTATTACAATGTCACAATTAAGATTGGGGATGGTGTATATACATCCTCGACGGTTTTAAAACCATATGTATCCGGTGGGGGCCAAGTCAAAATAAAAGGTAATTTGTCGAATCCAGATAACGTTTCCATTATTACTTCCGGTCCTTGTTTTAATGCTATAGAAAACAGGCAATCTCCTGTTTGGGTTCAGGATATGAAGTTGAAATCTACCGCATCCTGGTGTCTTATCGCTGAGATTTTTGGTGCAATTTATTTTCAAAATCTTGTTTTTGATACTTCGTTTAGCGGTCATATTTACTGTATTTACGGTTCTTATATGGAGATGAAGGGGGACTACTCCGTAATTGGAAGTGCTCCGTATCATATATTTGTTGGAGATCAAGCCCAAGCCTTTATAAGCGCACACCAGATTACCTATTCTAATAATCCGGTGTTCTCGGCGACTAATTTTGTATGCGGTATTTTGTCAGAGTTGCAGTGCGCTGGTTTGACCTTTGTTAATGGAAATACAGTAACCGGTACAAGATATAATGTTTTTGGTAATGGCGTGTTGCAAACTAATGGGGGAGGAGCAAACTACATTCCCGGAAATTCGGCAGGAGGTTCATCTACCGGTGGACAGTGTATATGAGATATGCATTTCAACTGGGCCAAGATTTAATATCAACAGAGCATGGGGAACCGGGAGAAAGTGTTTTTTTCTTCGGCAAACTACCAACCATGGGCGAGCAACCTATTGACGTTTGTGTGTCACAATCATGGTGGAAGATGTTTCTTGTTAAAATCAAGAATATACTCATAAGAATTAGGAAAAAGGTATGCAAGGTTCACTTGGAAAAGTGGTGGTAACTACACCTGGACAACCGGTAAGGGCAACGATTAACTTACCAGATCCAGCCGAGCCGCTTTACGTTCATGCTTACGCAACACAGAGATTAAAAACAAACGTGGGGAATGTATATATTTCTCTTTCCCCCACCGATGATAGAATACCACTTAGATACATACTGGCTATTCTTGACCAATCTCAACCGTCTTTCAGTGCCGGGATAACCGTAGAATTGAATGGTACAAACATGGCAGAAGTTTATATTGATGCCGATAATGCAGGGGATGGGGTTATTATTCCTGTCCTGGTAGCATAGGAGAAAGTTATGGCCGAAAACGAATCATTACCGAAATCTGGTAAATCTACCGACTGGTTGGCTTATGCAGATAAAAAGTTATCAGAATTTAAAGCGTATCATGGTGCGCGAACTATTACAGGTCAACCAGCCAACCCAGGACCACTCCAAGATGATTACTCGAAACTTTTGTCTGACCATGAACTACAAGCTCGCAAGATGGGCATGGATCTTTTACGTAAAGAAAGAGCTGAGCAGGGTGCTCAAACGATGCAACAGTACAGAAAGGGTGGAAGGGTAAAAGAAACTGGACCCGCACTGGTACACAAAGGTGAGTCTGTTGTACGTAAAACTTCTAGAAAGAAAACTAGAAAGAGTTCGAGGTAGTTATGCCAGAGGGTGAATCAGGACAATTATCTGCTAATGTACCAGCCGTTGCTAATAGCGGTACTCCTATAGGGGCTGGCGGTTATCACAAAGGTGGAAGAGTTAAGAAAACAGGAGTGGCTAAACTTCATAAGGGTGAGGTTGTAGTTAGGAAACTTTCTCGTAAAAAGAATCGTAGATAATGGGATGAGTGTAAATTTTATATATCTTTTAAGTGATCCAAGAAATATGGAACCAAGATACGTTGGGGTAACGAATAATTTAAAACATCGCATGACTGATCATTTATATTTCGATGATAATACCTATAAAACTTGTTGGATTAAATCCTTGATTTCTAATAATTTAAAACCAATTGTTGAAATTTTGGAAGAATGTGACGATAATCAGCGAGAAGATGCTGAGAAGGCATGGATTTTAGGATTTAAACAAACAGGGGCCAAGCTAACCAATCTTACTGATGGTGGTGACGGAACGCCTGGCCGTAAATTTAGTGCAGAAGCGATAGAGAAAATGCGGGCTGCTAAGATTGGAAATAAAAATCCGTTCTATGGTTCTAGGCATCCAAAATCAAAATTGTCAGATTCTCAAAGAAGAAATATAGTAATGATGCACGCTCAAGGTGTTTCATGTGCTCGTATAGCAAAAATATTTAATGTTTCTTGTGACGCTATCCGTTTGACCGTTAATGGGAAAAGAGGAAAAAGTATCTGGGGTATTGACAAACAATGGTATTCTATAAGGGACGGCAAACTCCCGAGTGATATTGCCAAGGATTGAGTTTTTACTCATCCGCTCGATTCTTGGCAATATCCGAGGATTTATAGATGGCAAGAAAAAACAGAAAAACAATTCCATCAATTTCTACTCCAGATGAAGACTATCAGGTTCGGGATGATGCTGACAAAATTAGAAGGTATGCTGAGTTAAGGTCAAATAAAAATCGTCATTCAAAGGCAATGAGTAGAATAAAAACAGAACACAGCGCAATTATAGGCCTAGATGATGGAGATGAGACTACCGAGCAACCAAGAATGTTAGCAAGGGCTGGTAGAAAAGTTATGGCGAGGAATATAAGCCGTGCCTAAATTGGGACCAGGAGCTTCAAGAGAAGCCAAACAAGAACGAGTTCACGAAGAAATGGGTAAGTTTAAACGTGGCTCGTTACATAGTGGATCTAAAACAGGACCGGTTGTTAAATCCAGGGCTCAGGCAGAAGCGATTGCCCTTTCAGAGTCCGGTCAAGCAAGGAAAGATAAATCTAGAAAAACTTCTAGATCAAAGGGGAGAAGGTAATGAAAAAGAGCGATAAACACGAAGCAGCGGAATCGCCCTCAAAGGAAGCCAAAGAAGAAATGCTGTACGCAAGGTACCAGAAGCGTGGCAAGGCAAAAGGACGTAAGGCTTCTAGGATATATACCCGAAAGGGATAAGTAGACTTCTATGGACAAAATTCAAATGTCCAAAAAAGCTCTTGTTGGTGAACATGAGCATTTAGTAAAGACACTAAGAAAAGGAAGTCGAAAAGAACGACTTACCGAAGCCAAAGAACAGGCCTCGGAATTGAAGCAATATCGATCAGCTAAACGCGGTATGCGAAAAACTGATCGAAGTTAACGTTAACTTTAAGGAGTATTTAGATGGCAAAGAAAGATGCAGGAGCAGGTGGAAACGTAATTTTGGAAGGTCAGGATTACGAAGGCCATGGCGACAAAACGCAGCCAGCGGGAATTCAGTCCCCGGCAACATTTGCACCTTTGGCAACTGAAGCAAAGAGCGCAAACGTAAAAACGCCAGATCTTGGTAAAAAGGGTAAGGTAGAATAATGGCACTGCCTGGAATGGATCAGCCACCATTGCCTAGTCCAGATATCCAGACGCAGATGGGAATGCCACAAAAACCACCATCGGGTGGTGGGCTTGCTACCTTGGCGCAAAGAAATACTGCACCAGGGCCACAGGGGGCAGCTCTTGGGGCACCAAATCCGCATGGATTTCTTTTGGCTCAGGTGGACGCAATTAAAAAAGTTTTAGAGCAGATTGCGGGTACGGAACCATTATTCGCTCCGTTTGCCCAGAAGGCTCAGCAGATTATTGATACAGGAGTGTCAGCCGTTAGCACTGCTCCAACTGGTGGGGCAACACCAGGACGTGGACCGACAGAAGCCGGTACCGCTGGTCCTCCCCCTCCACCTCCGGGTACTGGGGGCGGGGTTCCGCCACTAGGGTAGCCATTAATCCAACTGTTGGATACTAATGGACTCGGGATTGTATAATTGAATGAGTAAGAGGATATATTATGCCACTCTCAGCGGAACTCGAAAAACTTCTGGGTTTGATTACAGATCCAGTTGAACGAGAAGCGAGAAAGAAAGAACTAACCGAATTGTCCGATAATGGTTTGCGTCAAGCTGACTATTCTCGTAAGATGAATGAAGCCAATGTTACAAAAGCGGAGCACGATGCACAGCATGCAAAAAACAAGGAATGGTTTTTTGGTAACCCAAACAAAGGAATTATGGGTGCCAAGGATCAATTTGAAAAGGCCCAGGCCGATTTAAGAGCTGCAAATGAACGTGTTGCTGCATTGGAAACCGTTCATGAGTCCGGTTTGGAATCACCGGCAGAAGAAGCAGAAGTTAAGAAGCAGTTAGCTGCAGCAAGAAAAGATTTTGAGACTGCCAATAAAAGGCTTGATGGTTTGTCAGGAGCAGTTGAATCAGTTAACGCAATGATCAAAGAAGGCAAACTTATTACACCTGAAAAATTCGAAGAAGAAATTAATAAACGTGGTGATGCCCTTGGTGCTGCTTTACTAGATATTATCGATCTTCAGAATAAGCACAGACAAGAATTCGGTACAGATATTGATCGAAAGAATTTAATTGAAGAAGCTCATAAGCGCGGTGGTAATTTAGCACAAGCTTATGAGGAAGTAACTAAAGAAGCTCGTGCTGTTAAACTTCGTAAAGACATTGAAATCGAAGTTGAAGCAAAGTACAAGGAAAAGCTGAGAACCCAGAATATTCCTTATGTTGAAGGTGGGGAACCGGTTATCGGACCACTACAACAGAGACTTCAGAAAAAAGGAACTGGAATTCCTGATGAAATCGAAGCCGATGGATCTGGCCGTTTAGGTACTCTTGCTGGACAAGAGCTTCGTGCGGAAGGAAAGTTTTAATTGTAATACAGAAGAGGATGACCAGGGCTATCGGTTATTCTCTTCTGGGGCCTAACTCCTAGCGTTACCCGAACCGGTGATGGGAAGCCATAAAGGCAGAGCCCAGAGTTGGAAGGTAAGACAAGCAGAGGTAGATGCCAATTGTGAATGGTTGAAATATAGCCATTGAAGCCCAATAACATTTGCGTTTGTTTGTTTTTATCAACAACTTAACTTTAACCTTAGGAGGTTAAATTTATTTATGCCTTTAACATGGGACGATATTACTGGTAAAGTTAACAAGCACATTATTCCGCGCTTAGTGGATAACGTGTATAAAAGCTCACCAGTTTTTACCCGCCTACGTACAAGGAATGCAGAACGATTTGAAGGTGGTACGAGCATTCGTCACCCAATCGCATTTGCTGAATTGAACGGTGGTGCGTTCCAGCGTGGTGGAACATTTAACATCAGTTACGTACAAACCGATACAGCTCTTGAAGTTGTACCAAAGTACTACTATGTTAATATCACCTTGTTTGGAACCGACAACGTGCTTGCTCGCGGCCCAGAAGCTGCGATGAATTACGTTGAATCCAAGATGGTTAATGCCAGTGGTAAAATGGCCAAACTTCTTGGTACGGATATATTTTTGGATGGAACCGGAGTGAATTCCGGAACTATCAATCTTGATGGTTTCGACCAGGCGTTAGATAACGGTGGCCTTGGAGGATATGCCTCTTATGGTGGAATTACCCGTACCGATCTTGGTGTACCAGCAGGTACTAATAATCAAGGAATCAATTCATATGTAAATACACTACCTATCTTCAACATGCAGGCTATGCAGCTTGCCTATGGTGCAGCGTGGTTTGGTAATGAACATATTGATTTGATCGCAACCACACAGTTGATTTGGAACTTGATTTGGAACAAGATCCTTCCGCAGCAAAGATTTATGGAAGAATCTACTGATGTTGCCAAAATCGGATTCCAGTCATTGCGTTGGAATGGTGCTTCAGTTACGGTAGATCAGTACTGCCCAGCCGGAAAGATTTTTGGTTTGAATACCAAGTATATCCAGTTCTGGATCAGCACTTTACCTAAATATCAGTTTGGCTTCACAGGTTTTAAAGAAGCTCAAAATACTGATGATGTTGCAGGTCAATACCTATTTGCCGGTAACATCTTGATTCCAGCACCCCGTTTGTTCTTCAAACTTAACGGCGTGGTAGCATAAGAGGAGAAGAATATGACAGACGGACTATATACCTTTGGAACGTTAGAAACTGTTGAAATTCCTCAGGGTGGACCTGGTTTGGCCAATAACCCAAAACCACTATGCCCTATTGGAGTACTGTATCGTCACCAAGGCAATGTTTATCGTTATGTGCATTATGTTAACCCACAGGGTACCGGTAATGTCGGTGATAATATGTGGTTAGCTGATGCCGAATACTGGTATGCTCTTGATCCAGTAAAGGGTATCTTTGATGTATGCCCAGATTCAGATGATAGTATTGCCGGCATCAACGCATTGGCAGGAATTGGTAGACTTCCTGATCCAGGAGTGGATGTAGGTAACTATACATTTATCCAGGTTGGTGGTATTACACCGGTTAGATTAACCGCTCCTGCTAATGCAGGTGACAAGATGATTGGTAGTGCTGCTATATTTGACGCAGCAAGTATCGCTCTTGGAGCAGTGGTAACTGATTGTGTGTTCGGTGTGATTATCGAACCAACAGATCCATCAACCGGATATACCATGGTTCTATTACAGAACTTGATTTGGTAAGGGGGTGAAACCATGGGTGTCTTAACCCCTTTTTATTCCAGGAAATTGAATCTGGGAAATATCGATGGTGTTGTAGCTGTGTTTGTTGCGGTAAGTGATGGAGATACATTTGAAACCGGACTATCAGTGGTTGAACATGTTAGCGTTAATTCATTTTCAGCTGCTTCGGTAGTTGGTGCGGTATTGCCATCAACGCCACCACCAAGTGGAACTATTACATTTGACGTAGCTGGATTTCCAACACCAACAGTATCAATTATAGCTTACGGATTCAACTAGTCTTTATGGGCCGGAACCTAAACAGTTCCGGCCTGTTCTATAAGAGTGGAACATGCCATACACTGGACCAACTCAACCCTTAGCGGGCGGAGCGATGGTACAGGAGAATTTTGTCCAGATGGTGGACCATGTTCTCTCGTACAATCCTGATTGCCCAGCTCAGCTAGCAAAGCGTAGGCTAAATACTCGTTTGCGTCAAGTACAAGATCGCAGAATGTGGGGCGGTCTTCTTGTGCGTGGAGAGTTGTCCGTTCCTGCAGCATACCCTATTGGATCAGTAGACGTTACTAGGGGTTCTAATATAGTAACTGGCCATAGTACATTATGGCCAGTAGACGATTTGGTGCCACTTACTACTGTATTGTCTACGGCTATCACACTTCTTGGTGAATATCAAGATGTTTATCCTAGCTCAATGGTTAACATTGATACCGGAGATTGGGTTCTATTTGACGATGGAACACCATCGATGGAGCCAGTTCTGGTTATATCAGCCGGGCCAGCCAGTTTTAAAGCGAAACCAAGAATTGCCCATTCCGTTGGATGTACTATAAGTAAGTCGTCTCTGGTTAGACGACAGTTTAGGCTTGGAACCGTAAGACCATTCTATAACATAAGAGCTGTTACTTCATCTCAACAGCTTATACTAGATCTTCCATATGGACATCCAAGCGCTCTTGGTTCTAATTATAATATAGTACAAGTTTATGTTACATTGGGACAAAACCTACGAATGGTTTGGTCAGTGGTTAATACAGCACAGGGCTGGAGACTACGACTTAACATGCCACAGGAAGTCTTAAATACATACGATACCTGGCGACAAACTACTGGATGGGTATATATGCTTAATGATTATGTTCCAGACGAGATTGGCAGGTTTCAGTATGAACTTTATCCAACCCCAAGTATGGAACAGGGGTTCCCATATTTGGCCTATCGCACAGTAGATAATATGGTTGATGACGAGGATACCCCACCACCAGCTATCCCTTCTCACTTGCTTGTTGATGGAGCGATTGCGGATGTCATGATGTTTAATCGAAAGAGTCCATATTATGATCCCACCCTCGCTTCAGCGTTTGCTCAACAATTCGAACTAGACTTACAAGCGGCTGCGATTTCGGATGATAGTTTGTATATGCAGAATCTTCAGTGGGCTTTCAGTCGTTATCCTTTTACTCAGCACGGAGCCGCATATTGGCAAGCGCACGATGTAGATTCTGTCTTCGGATATACTTAGAAATAAAGGACTTATGGGTACTTTGAAATCAAATTTCATCTATGTTAACTGTGCCGTTTTCTTGCCGTATTTCGATATTGTCAGTATACCCAATATCTTTTTTGTATCCATGTTTAGTTTCAGTGAACCATCCGGTTTTTAGTCTATGGTGTTCCTTTGCATGGCACATAGGGCACAGGAGTAAGATATTGGCCGGATTGCCATTTCTTGGATTGTGATCAATGTGATGAATAACCAGAAGGTCGGTAATTTCCCCATACTCACAATTATCACATTTTTGTCTAGATTGAAGAGTTTGATCTCTTTGTGGTTCCCTAGCCGTTGGATATCCATCAGGACTAATAATCCTGCTTCTCCTACTAGCCTCAATTCCACAAGCATAAGAACAGGTAACCCGCCGCCCGGATTCAAGATCTCCAGCCGTTGTTTCATATTCAGATTGGCAAATTGGACAAATTCTTTTTACCCACCCAGTTCTTTTTGTTCCTGTCATTCTATGCTTCATCTCACATGTTTTGCTGCAATAATTATGTCTGTCTTTGTACTTTTCAGCAACTACGATTTCTTTCTGACACCACAGACACCGCTTTGTAATTCTTGTAGTTCTTGTAACGTTGGCGTAGTGTCCGAATATGTATTTTCTGTCAATTCTTTTAACTGGTTGACCACAACCGCAAGCACAAAGCGGCTTTGGAGAATTTTTAATAGCAAGATCCTCCTCTATAGAAATTTTATTGACATTCCTTGGGGCTCTAAGATCGCCAACCTCATGTCTTTTTTCCCAAAGTGTATTAGCAGCCCTTTCAGCCCTAGAACGATTAGAGCATGCCATACTGCAAAATTCACGATATGGCATTCCGTTGTGTTTAATATATGTTTCGTATTCGGTCTCACATCCGGGACATTTTCTCATAATTCTATCTTGTGTCATAATTCCATCCTTTCAAAATGTATTATATCATAGGAGCCGCCACATGTCAAGTAAAAACATACCAAAGATCTTAATAGCGGTACCGGTTTATCATTCTGTCCAACCAGAACCATTTATCCGTTTTTTAATATTCTCACAATACACTGGTTACGCAGAAACTATTAGAAAGTATGAAGTTAGATGGTGTGTGCCAGGTCCAAAAATGAAAACAATTATAGCCAGAAATACAGCCTCACATACTGCCATAGAGGGTGGTGCAGACTTTCTTTTGCTTATTGATGATGACATGGTTGTTGTTCCAGGCCTCATCGATAAACTGCTAGTTCATGATGTTGATATAGTATCGCCATTATTTTTTAGATCAACCCCGCCAATTGAACCGTTAATATTTGATATTGATGAACTAGGAAACTACGTTCCGATATATGACTATCCAGAAAATGCTTTATTTGAAACACCGGGTGGAAGCGGCACTGGTGTGATGTTGATCAAGACAGAGGTACTAAAAGCGATGGATATACCCATCTGGGGAGGCTCTGCTGGTTTGCCCTATGGTGAAGATGTGGAATTTTGTAAGCGGGCTCGTGAACTCGGATTTCGATCTTGGTGTGATAGCTCTATTAAGATAGGGCAAAT